ATAGTATGACACAAGCAGTTATGAGATTTAGACAAGGAGGTTTTGTTCAACATCCAGAAGATGAAAAAGATGAACCTCTTTTATCCAAACGGAGAACATATTACTAATGGGAAGTAAAACAGCCACCGCAGAGAGAAATCAACAAAGAGCAGCAACCACTGCTGATTTAATGAAGAACATCATGACCGGTGGTGAAATATCTAAGGCTCGTGAAAAACAATTACAAGAAGCAGCGAACTATGGACGCGGTATTCAGTTTGTTCCATCTGGATCTGTAAAAGGATTAACCCAAAGAGATGGATCGCCTGTTGCAAGAACAGGAGTATCTGCAGCAGATTACACAGGAAGATTTACAGCAAGTCCTCCTACCTTTATGGAAATATTAGGTGATGCGAAAAGAGCTTTAGTTGGTGGTCAAGCACCCACTCCTTCTTATATTCAATCAACTAGAGTAGATGCACCAACTGCTGTTGCCGGACCCAATGCAGTTAACTACGCAGGATTTTTACCAACCCCTACAGAGCAAACAGGAATTCTTGCACCCTTAGCAGAAAAGTTTTTAGTACCTGGTGGTTTGGCTTTAAATATTGCAAAAGATTTATATGGAAAAATATTTCCTGGACAACAAGATGATACTCAACCTATTGTTGATTTAAGAAAACCGACGATTGAAGAACAAGTTACTAGTTATGTGGGAATAGATCCTTATGTTGAAAAAAGAAATACTCTCAAACAAATAATAGCAGGGAGTCAAGCTCCTGGCGCATCCGAATTGAATGTGGATGAAATGAGCGATACAGAAGTAGACCTACGATTACAATCCTATGGTCAAGGTTTTGCAATGGGAGGTTTAACTCGTACAATCCCACCGGAAAGCGGACCAAAGCCACAAGGTATTGCTTCTTTATATAAAAACAAGTAAACTAATCCAATGGCTGAAATAGATAAATCATTACCTAATCAAAAGGTTTCCTTAGAAGTTGAAGGACAAGAAATTGAACAAATTTTAGAACAAGAACTAGAAAAAGAATTACAACCTCAAGATGAACAAGTAGAAATTGTAGAAACAGAAGATGGAGGAGTTGAAATTAATTTTGATCCTCAACAAGCTATTGGGGAAGGTAGTCAACAACACTTTGCAAACTTAGCAGAATATTTAGATGACGATGTTTTAGATCCTCTAGGCAGTGAATTAAAAGGTTTATATGTTGATTATAAAGAATCAAGAGGGGACTGGGAAAGAACTTATACTCAAGGATTAGATTTATTAGGATTCAAATATGAAGATCGAACCGAACCTTTCCAAGGTGCCAGTGGTGCAACACATCCTGTCTTAGCTGAAGCCGTCACACAGTTTCAAGCACAAGCCTATAAAGAATTATTACCGGCATCAGGACCAGTGAGAACACAACAAGTCGGAGCACCAAATCCACAAAAAGAACAACAAGCTGAACGTGTCAAAGAATTTATGAACTATCAAATCATGCAAGAGATGAAAGAGTATGAGCCGGAGTTTGATCAGATGTTATTCTATTTACCTTTGGCAGGTTCTACCTTTAAAAAAGTTTACTACGATGCAATGCTTGGAAGAGCCGTTTCCAAGTTTGTACCAGCGGACGACTTGCTAGTGCCGTACTCAGCAACATCGCTTGACGATGCGGATACCATTATCCATAAAATTAATATTTCAAAAAATGATTTAAGAAAACAACAAGTCAGCGGATTCTATCGTGATATTGATTTAGATGATCCTTATCAAGAGTTAGATCAAATCGCACAAAAAGAAAGAGAGATTGAAGGGATTAGAAAAACAGAACAAGATCCCGAGATGTATACTCTTTTAGAATGTCACATTGATTTAGATTTAGAAAATTTCGAAGATATAAACAATGAGACTGGTGAGCCCACCGGAATTAAATTACCTTACATTGTCACTATTGAAGAAGGCAGCCGTGAAGTTTTATCTATCAAAAGAAACTATGGTCCTGAAGACCCCAAGAAAAAAAGAATTAGTTATTTTACTCATTTTAAATTTTTGCCTGGTTTAGGTTTCTATGGTTTTGGACTAATTCACATGATTGGGGGTTTGTCTAGAACCGCCACAGCAGCCCTTCGACAATTACTAGACGCTGGAACATTATCTAATCTTCCCTCTGGATTTAAAGTTAGAGGGCTGCGTGTCAGGGACGATGCTCAACCTATTCAACCAGGTGAGTTTAGAGATGTAGATGCTCCTGGTGGAAATTTAAGAGAATCATTTTTACCTTTACCATTCAAAGAGCCTTCTCAAACTTTATTACAATTAATGGGTATTGTGGTACAAGCCGGTCAACGATTCGCGTCCATCGCTGATATGCAAGTGGGTGATGGTAATCAAGGCGCGGCTGTCGGTACGACTGTCGCATTATTAGAACGTGGATCAAGAGTTATGTCTGCAATTCATAAGAGGCTCTATGTATCTTTAAAACAAGAATTCAAAATGTTGGCCCGGGTGTTCAGTTTGTATTTACCTCCTGAATATCCTTATGACGTAGTCGGAGGCGAACGCGTAATCAAGCAACAAGACTTTGATGAGCGTATTGATATTTTACCTATTGCGGACCCAAATATATTTTCACAAACACAAAGAATTAGTTTAGCGCAAACACAATTACAATTAGCGCAAACAAACCCTCAACTCCATAATTTATATCAAGCCTACCGAAGTATGTATGAAGCTATTGGTATAAAAAATGTTGATTTAATTCTACCACCCCCACAACCTCCACAACCAATGGACCCTTCCATGGAACATATTACAGCTATGGGTGGTAAAGCATTTCAAGCTTTCCCTAAACAAGACCACCAAGCTCATATTGATGCTCATTTAAGTTTTATGGGAACCATTTTAGTGAGAAATAATCCGGCGATTGTATCTGCAATACAGAAAAATATTTTAGAACATATTGCTTTGATGTCTCAAGAACAGATTGAATTAGAATTTAAAGATGAGTTAATGCAGCTTCAACAGATGCAAGCACAAATTCAAACACAACCACAGCTTCAAATGGAAGTTCAAAAAATAATGATGGGTATTGAGTCTAGAAAAGCTAAATTAATTGCAGAATTGACCAAAGATTACATGGAAGAAGAAAATAAAATCTATGCTGATGTCAATGATGACCCATTAACTAAGCTGAAAAAGCAAGAATTAGATCTTAGAGCAATGGAAAATGACAGAAAAGCCGAAGAAGCTAGGGCAAGAATAGAGATTGACCGAGCAAAATTGGTTCAAGACCAGGTTTTAAGTGAAGAAAAGCTTGAACAAGCAGACGAACATGCTCAATTACGTGCTGGAGTGTCTTTAGCAAAGTCAGGAATACAACAAATGAACATAATGAGGAAGCAAAATGGATAAAAAACAGAAAAAAGTCAAAAAAGTAATGAAAGAATTTAAGGAAGGCAAACTTCATAGTGGATCTAAGAAGGGACCTAAGGTAAAATCACGAAAACAGGCTATTGCTATTGCATTAAGTGAAGCAGGAATGTCTAAAAATAAAAAAAGGAGCTAACTATGAGTGAAAAAAACATTGACCATTCAAAATTTATCAATAAGGATGGTTATAAGAAAGGTGGAGTCGACGTTGAAATGACAAAACCTAACGAAACTCAGACAGATAAGGTCGGCGGACAACGTCGTATGCTTTCTGAGAAAAAACGTAGTGCCAAATGGTATTAAGGAGGAACTATGGAAATAATTAAGAAACTGTGGAATGACCACCCTAAGAAAAAGTGGCTAGTCGTAGGATTAGTTGTAGGTTGGGCAATCGCAAAATATGTTATCTAAACTATTAGGTGGATCTCTTGTGGAAACTGTCGGTAAAGTTATCGACAGTGTCCACACTTCAGAAGAAGAAAAAGGTCAAATCAAAATTAAACTTCAAGAATTAGAAAATGAAATTAATGCAAAACAAATGGAGATTAATTTAGCCGATGCTCAGTCTACAGCTACCGATATTTCAGGTCTACTGCAACGCTCTTGGAGACCCCTCATTGGGTTTAGTGCAGCATTGGCCATATTTTTCGAATTTGTACTTAAGCCTTTTATCGTGTTCTTTTTAGGTGTTTTTCATATTGAAGTAGGAGAACTTCCTCAGATGAATATGGAACAATTGATGCCTTTGGTATTGGCTTTGCTCGGGATGGCTGGCCTCCGCAGTTATGAAAAGAAAAATAATCTTACAAAATGACAGTATATAAAGATGAAACAGTAGATATCGTTCTTGATGAGAACGGTTACTTTCACCATGAAGATAAACAAACTACTTGG